ATTTGTTGCAGTCATTGTTACAGTTTTGCTTCCTGATGTTGAATATCTGTGTGCAACAACTTGACCAGTTCCATTTGTACCGTCACCAAAATTCCATGAATATGATGTTGCATTTGTAGCAGTTCCACTAAATGTTATTGTTGCACTATCATTTGGATTTACTGTTCTTGTAAATGAAAGTCCACTAGGTGGTGCACCAGCAACTAACAGTGATGTATAGTTACTATATTTAACAAATCCATATTTTGATGTAACTTTTACTCTTACTTGTTTTGTTCCAATAGTTGAATATGTGTGTGTTGCTGTTATATCAGTAGATGTTGTTGAATCACCAAATTGCCATTCAACTGTATCAATTTCTAAATCTGCTGCATTTGTAATTGTATAAGTAAAGTTTGTAGCAATTGTTCCAGATGTTGGTGCTATTGCTATTGTTGGTGTAGGGAATGTTGTGTCATAAGAAAACATATTCTTTAAATTTAATGTTACATTCCAGTCATTTTCTGTAATTGTATGATTTATACCAACGATTCCATAATCTCTTTGAATACTAAAACCTTCAACTTCATGGTAAATAAATATATTGTCAAGAATCTCAATAGTATGAACCTGATCTGGTGCAAGAACGCCATCAAAAGTAATTGATGATATTTCCCTTGTAGGGTTTACTGTTTCTTTAAATATTGTATCTCTAATTCCATCTGTTGTTGAGTTTTGTGCTGTTAATCCAACTATTAAGATATCTAAGTCTTTTCTTACGCTACCCCATTCACTTGAAGAAAAGTTATTTATATAAGGTGCAATTGTTGTTCCATAAGAAGTAAGTGATAGTTGATTGGTTAACATGTCAAATCCATCAGTTAAATTTACTGAGCGATAAGAAGTTGCCCCACCTCTTGAATCAAAGTTTAATACTGATAAATTATCTCTTTTAACATATGAATTTGGATATAAATACATATTGTTATGTCTATCAGCATAGAAAAAGTTTAAGTTTGTTTGTGCAAGTTGTGTGGCCATTGACAATGCTGATATTCCAGTAGTAACATTTCTTGCATTACCTAATCCTGCACCATCATCTCTATAAGGATTTGTAAAACCAATTATTTCATATTCTGACGGGTTTACTAAAGGATTTGAACCACTGCACTGTACTAGTTCTTGGAACATACCAAACATGCTCATTGTAGAACCAAGACGAGTTTTGAATACATCTCTAAGTGTATGAAGAGCCATTGTTCCAATCATGTCAATTACACTGATTGTAATAATTGGTGGTCTACCTTTTGGTTGATAGTCAACATTAATACCATTGATACGACCAGTAAAAATTGAATCATCAAGTGCTGTAACACGAACTTCTTTATTTGCTCTAATTTCAGAATTTGCATATGGGTCTAGATTAGGATTGCGTGTTGTTAATGTTAAAACACCTGCTTCAACTTGTTGCCATGGTCCTTCATATTCATTTTGAATACCACGAACAATATCAATTTCAATAGTGCCGTCTGTGTAATCTTCCCAAACATCATCAATCTTAATTTCAAGTTTAATTAGGTCAATAGGTCTCATTAAACAGTGAGCCTTCCATACTTATTAAGAGCATTTTGTACTTCTCTTCCAAGTCTAACTGGATCAGTTCCAAGTCCTGCATTAATAGTAATGTTTATTCCCCCAACGCCACCTGCACCAATATTTAATTGTGGCATTTGAATTCCAACTGGACCTTTAACTCCCATGCCTTGGTAAAGACCTTCTACTGCATACTCACCAATTTTCATCATAACTTTAGATGGCGATGAAATTTGAAGAATCTTTCTAACTGCTAATGGAATATTATTATTTATCCATGATTTTAAGAATGAACCAAATGAAAATGTCATTGATGTTAAACCTTGCATAATACCTTTTGCAATTAATTGACCAACTTCAAACATCTTAGAAAAGATAACACCAAACTCATCAATAATACTGCCAACAATCATTTTGATAACTTGTTTAATACCACCAAAAAGATCTACTACTGTTTGTTCAAACTTTTTCCAAAATGCATTAAGTTGATTATAGAATCCATAAAATTCTGACATCCATCCAGATACTGCATTCTTAATAAAACCTACAACATTTTTTGTAATTGCATCCCAGATGTCAGCAAACTTAGAAAGTAATTCTTCTTTATGTTTTGCCAAAAACACAACAAATAATCCAAATGGACCAGTTAAAATGCCAAGAAGCAATGGCCAATTATCTTTTATCCATTGAATTGCTTTTCCTGTATATTCTTTAACTTTGTCATAAATATCACCAAACCATTTTGCAACTGCTTCTGCAATTTCTTTAGCCTTTGCAGATACTGTATCCCAATTAGCAACAAGCAATACAATCAATGCAATTACTGCAAGGATTGGAATTGCTTTAAGTGCTGTGCTAAAAATGTTTGTGCTTAATGCTGCACCTTCAGATACAAGGCCAAGCGTTACCATTGCAGTTTTTGCTGATGCAAGGAATCCTAAAAGTGGACCACCAACTGCAACAATAGCAAGTAATGCTAATTCTACATTTTGTAATATTTTTGGTTGCTTACTAAAAGCATCAATCATATCTGTAGCAAAACCAATAAGTTTTTCAAGTATTGGAAGTACTTTTGTACCAATTGTTTCTTTAAGATCAGCAAGTGCTACATCAAACTTTTGTGTTGCAGTTACTTGTGATGCAGCAGCACCACCATATTTCTTTTCTCCTGCTTCAATCAAGAGATTTAGTGCATCTTGATTCTTTCCTGCTTTAGACATAGTTTCTGCTAATGCATATGTTGCAGAATCAAGTCCAGGAACTGCTTTTTGTAATTCTTTTACTGTAATTGTTCCATCAGAAAATGCTTTGCCAAGTTTAGATAATGTTGCTTCTGCAGCAATTGATCCGCCAGATGTAGCCTCAAGATTTTTAGCAAGTAAAACTAATTCTGTTGATGCACCTTTAATTTCATTAGGAAGTTTTACACCAATAGATGTAGCAAGTTTAAGAACATCATCATTATCCATACCAAGTTGTTTACCAAACTTAGTAGACTCTTCTGTAATTTCTTTAAGTGCATCAGAACCTTTACCAAATGCTGATGTGGCTGCAAGCATTGCCGTTCTTGCATCTTTGGCTTCTTCAATACCGTCTTTAAGAAATGAAACACCTTGTTTCAATACAAAGGCTGAAGCAAGACCAGTAGCAGCAGCAGTAGCAGTCTTAAGACTTTTGCTCATGCCACCTAATTGCTTATTGGCATCATCAATGCCAGAGGTAAGTTTTTTGGTCTCTGCTACGATATCAATCGTTATCTGCTGTGCCATTTACTTCCTCCTATTTAACACTTCAACCATTGCACTGTATTCTGAGAACTTTAGTTCCCAAAACTGATCTGGCGTATATCCTGTTTCAATACAGAATTGAGCCATTGCTTTTAGGCTGAAGTCACTTCTTTTGGGTCTGTCATACTCATTCCTGAGAGTTCAGATAATTCCGTAATCGTCATTTCTTCTGCTTGCTCTATTGTAAGGGATGAGTTATTTCTCTTTGCCATCATATATTGCATTGCAAATGCTAACTTTGCTTTTGATGATGATTCAGTCCATTCATCCATTGGTAAATCAAGATATGCCTCAACTTCTGCAAGTTCTTTCCACTTGAGTGTTGCCATTAAATCATTTTGTTCCATTTACTGCCTCCTAGTCTAGGTTGTACTTTTTTATATTTTCCTTGATACTATCATTGTATTGTTCAATGATGTAACCCATATTGTTAAACACTGCAGGTCTCAAATATGGTTGTGCCTTTATATTTTTTTGTGGCCATCCATATTCTTGTACTCCTGCATATGGTACTGCATTGCTACCTGCCAAGATTTGTGCTTTCTCTGGAGAAGCATTGCCCTGAACAGATGATGCAAGAGCACCAGTAAGTTTTGGTGCCATAGCAGAGGCTTTTTTAGATAGAGTTGAACTTAATTCTTTATTAAGACTTAAATTTGACTCTAATGACTTAGAAAGTTTATCAAGTGCTGCTTCCGCTTGCTTGACACCTTCTATAGAAATTTTTATTGCCTCTGCCATGACTACCTATATTAAATTATGCAGTTACTCGTACTGGCTTACCAGTAAGAATAAAGTTGATATCATAAATAAAGAATTCCCCTGCTGCTCCACCAAGTGTTGGTAGAGTTTCAGCATAGCCAGTCGCTGTAAAGTGTGGCTGTGTTGAAGTTGCTGTGGCATTTCCGTGTGGTGCGTATGTGATATCTACTGTTGCGCCTGGGTTGTCAAACAACTCAGACCATAGTGATACTGCTTGTACATCCTGGAAACCAGTGACTGCACATGTGAAATCTAAACTATCTACATAGTCTCCAAAACCTAGTGTTCCAACTGCAGATGAGAATGTTACATTGCTCACTGAACCTGAATACTCTGTTCCGTCAACTTCAAATATGATTGATTTACCTTTAATTCTTGACATATCAATTTCCTCCTTCAATGTCTATTGAAATATTTATATTTGTTGCTAAGTATCTTGCACCATTTACTTCTTGAATAAATGGCTTGTCTACTGTTAATTTATTTGCTCTTGTGTATTCCCATATAGCAGGAATAAGAACATCAAGAGTATCGTCAAGACTTTCAGTTTCTGTTTCATTTGTTGCATAAGGAACAAGAATTAAAACTTTCCAGTTACTTGCATAATAAGCACTATATTGTGCTTCATATACAGTAACAAAGTTTGTATCTGGTTCCATAATTGCACATTTAGGAACTGGTCTTTCTGGTACATACTTGTAAACCTTTGAAATACCACCAAGAATGATGGCACTTTCTAAGTCTGTTCTTATTTCTGCAAGATTCATGCGAATCTCACCATGTATCTATTAAGTAGTGGATATACACCAACAAGAGGGTCTCTTGCAGTATTTAACGGGGCTCCGTCATATGTTGCATATTGAGCCACTCCCATTGGTGCACTCCTACGATGAAAAAGTTCTGAACCAACTTCAAGGTAGCAACGCTTTAGAATACCAGCAGGAACTTTAGTTGATGCAATATAACTTGCAATCAGATCCTTTGCTGTATCCCAGCATTCTTCTACATAAGCATCATCAGTGCTAGAAGCACCTACATATGCTTTTAAGTCTGTCCAGTCCATTTTATTCTCCTAAGTTTACTAATTAGCCAATCTTTACAAGTGCCTTTGGCTCTGGCATTGCGATACCAAGGTATCCGTAGACAGAGAAAGAGTTTGTAAGATTTGTGATTTCTTCGTCATTTAGACGGAATGGAGCACCAGCAGATTCGTAGTTAACGAGTGCTGCACGAGCACCTGTGTAGATAGATGATGCTGCAAGTGATGGGTCAACTACAACTGGTAGACCAAGAACAGTTCCTGTTAGGCCTACTGGATTGATTGAACCAAATGTGTTGTTTGTTGCTCCAACATTTGAAAGTAGTGGACGACCTGCTGAATCAACAGTCTTTGCAAGATTGATGAATGCATCAGATGAAACAAGGATGAACTCAAGTGCACGACCTGTATCTCCGTTAACTTCTGTTGCTGCTGTAGCAAGTGCTTCAATAACATCATCTGTAGCCCATGAACCAAGTGCTACTGTGTTAATGTTTGCTGCTTCTGCAATCAACTTAGCACGGACTGCTCCGTTTGTTGTTGATGCATATTTTGCAACCATTGCACGGAATGCTGTGTCAACATAGTTGATTGATGAACGCTCTACTACCTGACGAGACATATCTGTGTAACCACCGTATGTCTTGATTGGTGCAGTTGCTGAAGTAAGAGTCAACTTACCGTATGAAAGGTCATCGCCTTCTGCTGCTTGATTTCCAACAGCAATTGTGTTGGTATTTACGATTGGGTATTCAACATTCATTCCGTCTGCTGGAAGTGCTGCAGATGTGAAAACTGAGTATGTTGGACGACCTGCGTTAAGAATACGAACTGTATCTGAAACCCAAGCATTTTTCATGATTGAGTCTGCTGAATCTGCTCCTGTAAATGTACGGTAAGCATCAAGATCTCCTGCTGCTACTGCCTTTACATATTCTCCGTATGAACGGAATTGTGGTACTGAGATTAGAGGTGTCTTTTCAGATGCAATAACATCTAGACGACGCTCTAACTCCTCTGCGTGATTACGAACTTCTTCAATTGCTGAAGTGTAATCAGGTGTTGTGTTTTCCATGGATATTTCCTCCTGATTGGTTTCTTCTCTGACTGAAAGTACTTCAGCCTTGTCGTATGCGGGAAATGCTACTAAGGATACTTCCTTAAGATTTACCTTTTTACGAATTATTGTTTTGTCTTTCTTTTCATCTGTTACAGGAATAAAACCTACTGAGAAAGAACGGATTGCTCCATCTTTAACTAAGTTAAGTGTTTCATTTCCTAAAACTGTTTCTGAAATCTTTGCCTTAATCATAAGGCCTTCATCAGATTCTGTCATTTCTGTAACTACGCCAATAATATCTTCGTGGTCACGAAATAGTTTTACATTTGCAGTTAGGTCTACTGAGCCTTTTTCAAAACGCTCTGACCATCCTCCGCCAATGTCTATTGTTTCATTATAAGGAACAGCAAGACCTTCAACTGTGCGAAGTTCTGCATCTGTTGCTCTTATTTCAAAACTGCGGGTAATCATTTCATTCATATTCATTACTCCATTTTAGGCTATAGGTTGATTGTCAATGACATCAACTATACCTATGTCTTGTGTTATTTCTGACATGCCTTCCATCTCACGGACTTCAGGAACTGTCAAGAAACGATTTGTCAAACCTATTGCATATGATTCATAGCGTGTCTTTTGGTTTGGACGCAAGAATTCAGTTAAATTAAATTCTGCATATTGTCCTCTTGGAAGCAGATCAGTAATTGCTTGTGAAATGCGAACAATATATTGTTGCAATCCATCTTCAAATAACTTTGCTCTGTCTTCATTACCGTTGACATAAACCATACCTTGTCCTTCAATTCCCATACCAAGATACATTGTTGGAACACCAAACATCATTGCAATTTGGCGAGTAATGTACTTTTGGTTTTCTAGGAATTGGGCCTGTTCTGGATTAAGTGCAATTGAATCGTACTTTAAACCAGATGAAAGGACAGCAACACTTCTTTCTTGCTGAGACTGAACAAATGCTTCTTTATTTTGCATTGCTGTGTCAGATGAAAGAAATTCTGATGTTGTTAATATACCTGTTGGTACTGCTGCTGTTCTAAACCAATTGTCTGCATAATTGTGCAGGTCAAGTGCTGAACGCAGAACTGATCTGTGGCGTTGAAGTGGTCCTTCACCAAGTAGTGATGTTGCTGATGGGCTGTGCCACAACTTAATATGTTTAATATCTTTTGCATCATATCGCTTTGAAAAGTATGTGTAGTAAATTTTTCCATCGCCATCTACTGCAACACTAACATCTGTTGGATGAAGGTTTGTAATATTTACAATTCCTCTTGCTCCACGCTGAATATGCCAAAAAGCATTTCCATAAGTTGCCATGTGAATTAATGTTGTACCAAGCCACTCTGCTTGAGAGATTTGATTCTCAATGTCTGGTGTTTCTAACCAAAGTGGTGTAGGTAATTGTGTATTTCCTCTGTAAACATTTACAGGTATCTGCATCATTGCAGTTTCTAATACTGATGTGGCACGAGACACAGCAACAAGACTAAGTGCAGTAGTTGGTGTTACTCCAGTTTCTACTCTTGCTGGTGCAGTGTTTGCTACGGCACGATTTTCAGTATCAGGAACAAACATTGGTTCTACCTGGTAACCAAGTCTGCTAATTAATCTATCTCTAAATGCCATTTGTTTCTCCTTAAAAGACCATCTGTGTTGGTTTGACTTGAGTCTCAACAAACCAGATAGCCAAAACTGTTGCTACTGCTGAATCTATGTCAGTCCCGCTATCTTTACGGGCAATTCTCCAGGAATCTCCGCTATTTTTACGCACTGCTCGTTGCATTTGCATAGAAACTATGTCATCTTTTGGATGAACAATCTCTTTGTTTACTATTCTACTGTATGCGTTGTTTGAGGCTAAGATTAAATCTTTATTTGATGTCATTTGAACTCTTAAACCTTTTTGTTTAAGTGCTGTGCCCAAATCATCTAATACACTTGAATCCATAATGAAAGGTTTGCCATATTTGGCTAATTTCATACAGGCTGTAACTACCTCATCAATGTTTGTATTATTAAATGATGCTACCAATTCAGTGGCAGTGTTTCCATTTTCTAATACCTCAGCGGTAACAATAGAACAATATTCCCATCCTGGTGTACGCTCAATAGCAAATACTTGTGGAGTATTTGGTCTGCCATTTTCTAGATTTACCCACGCTCCTACAGGAATCCAAGCGTTCATAGATGAGACAAACTGGTTTAATCTATATCGTCTGGCATCAGGTAAAGGCATTGTTGCTAATTCATTTTTAACTGCCTCCCAATCTAGGATGCCTGAAGCAAGTTGAGGGTTAGCATTTCTTACTGCTTGTTCATCATTAATGCTACATCCCTTTGGTGCTTCCCAACAGAAGAATCCAAATCTTTCTAAGTCTTCATCTCCATCTATTGCTCTTGCCCCACGCTCATAGAGATTTTTAAGCAGGGTAGATGTATCATCACCTGCTGTTGTTATCCCAATGGTTAATCCATCAGGACGAGTAGCACTACCCAAAGCCATAGCAGTCCAAACATCTTCTTTGGCAACATGAAGTTCGTCAAAAATAACAAGGGATGGGTGTAAGCCTTGAACAGTTGCAGCGTTTGCTGCTACAACCTTATATATACCTTGCTCATCTTTAGTATAAAGTCCTCTATGTTCCGTAGACCTTGTAAAGAAATGTCCTAATAATTCACTTGAATCTACCTGGTGTTTTAGGCGTTTATAAACAATTCTTGCCTGATCAGAAGAAGCAGCAACTGATATTACTTCTGGTGCAGGTTCATGCAGGAGCATCCCATACATGGCAAATAAGGCCCCTAGAAGGCTTTTACCGTTCTTTCTAGGCATAGATATAACTACCTGCTTATAACGCAGCCTACCAGCCTTAGAAGGCTCAGGATAGTCATCTGGGTAGCGTTCTAATACTGACCTAATTAACCATTTCTGCCAATCAGTTAATACTAATAATTGGTCATGCTTTTCAGGTAATCTCCATAAAGCCTGAACAATATTAATAATCTTATCGCCATCAGTTGTGAAGTCTTCAGATAAAGGTTCTGTATAAGCAGATGGATACCAATTAGCCATTAGCAATAGCAGCAAGCATATCTTGAGGTGACATTTCTGCTGTTTTTCTATTATTTAAAAGTCCAAGGTTTGCCAATAGAGCAGTTAGGATTGGAGCAATTTGATGTCTCTTCTCAGGGAAAGCATCCATAGTTTCTGCCAATAGGACAGCCTGTCTTGCTGCTCCCAAGTCTGCTTCAGATAACCAAGTACCTTTTGATATTGATATTCTGACTGATTCTGCCAAAGAATAATCTAGATTCAATGGCTCATTTACTGCTGATACTTCTCTAAGACCTCTAGGTCCTTGATGTATTCCTGTTCTTGTCATTTATTTCTCCTTTTACTATTTATTTGATTTTATGTTTGTATATACTCTATCAGGGTTCCCGCTTTAAAAATAAAAAAACCTCAAACAATTTATATCCAAACCTTTATATATCCAAACCTTATATCCATCATATCCTCATAGGAGTGTTTGTATATATAGTGTTTGTTATCAGGGATATCTTCTTTATACCCCCTCCATCCATCCCCCGCTTTTTGCGGGGATTGACAAACCTTTATAGTTATGGTATGCCAATAGTGGGGATATCCCCATATCACCATTTGGGATGGTTTGTCTCACTATTTGAGACGGCCCCTGAAAGGGCCGACTATTAGTATGCTTAACAAACATCATATCTCCAAACCTTTACTCATACTTCTTATTCCAATACCTCATACGGATTAATGTCTTATCTTGTCTACCACTGTTACATTTGGTACATGCTGGTAATAAGTTCTCTATTTCATGTCCCCCGTTTTTTGAGACAGGCACAATATGATCAGCAGTAGTAGCAGGATTAGAGCAATAGTGGCATGTCCAATTTGCTGCATCTAAGACAATCTTTCTATTACGCTTATACTCAGCAGTAGCATATGGATTCTTTTTAGTCATACATTAACCCATCCAATGGTTCTTCCCATGGGACAACATTGTTCATATCCACATCCACATTCTTCACAATACCAGATGGTCTTGGCTCCCTCTGGAGTAATCTCTCTGTTCTTTCCCATACCTCTGGATAATCCTCCCATTTAAAAGCCAATTGACCTATATTGACCAAATCAAGCAAATGGGCTGCACATAAATAAGTATAGTCAGGATGGTAATAATATGCATTTTGAGTGCATCTCTCGCATACCCTTGGTCTTTGCGTAGTCTTATATTTAGTCAAGTAGTATGTAGGCTCATCAGGCCATCCAAACTTAGTAGATCTTCCCATTTAGACTATTATACATTACCCAAGGCTTTCTTACTTATTATGGTGATTGCTGTTTTACTTTCTTCATACCCTGCTAATTCTGAGAGCATTGTATAAGCCTTCTGTAGCCTTTTTAAAGCAATTTCTTGCTGATGGGTATATAACTCTTGCTCATTGTATTCTTTAGGCTTTACATAAGGGCTGTAGTTATCCCAAATCTGTTCTTCATATGACATTACATATTTAGTTGGTCTACCCATTGATAAACCTCACAATAGCAATAATCCAATCAAATATCTTGTCAAACAGACTTTGCCATAGGGCAACATAACCCCACCAAAGATTACTTATTGTTTCTATTATGTTCATTTACATACTCCTTTACCTTCTCATATAAAGGATGATCAAGTCTAATCTTTCCTGATTCATACTTACCTACTGCTTGATTACATCTGTTGCATACAATGCCTCTTACGCACTTCCCGCAACTTCTTACTCCATTACAGCAATTATGGTCATGATCTATTTGTAGGTGTCTTTCTGTGAATTCCCCGCAAATATTGCAACCATCTTTAGCCATCTCAAGATAAGTGTCATAATCTAGATTATATTTTGATTTAATGTTTTGTTTACGGTTATAAGTAACCTTAATATTTCCATAATCATAAATTTGTCCATCAATAACAGTTTTATTCTTATGTTCTAATTGACCATTTCTAGTCATACGGGTGTAATGGTTTCTACACATACCCTTTGCATAATGGTTTATCTCACATTGTGAGACGGTACACTTCTTCTTGTTACCACCACGATGAGATTTAATTGCTGTTCCTACCCTGCAATATTTACAGTAGTAGTCCTTGCCATCTTTTTCTTTTGATACATTATAAAAGTCAGCCAATGATTTTGACTGCTTACATTTAATACATTGTTTCATATCTGCCTCCATATATCTATTATAGCACAATATATTATGGATATAATTAAACTGGAGTAGCAATTAACCTAATTCTGGTATTCTGTATATATATAAAGATATAAGATATATAAATATTAAACTTTAAAGATAGTTCTTTTTTCTTATATATATTTAAGTATAGCAGAGATTGTCTTCTGATGCCTTGATTTTAAGGGTTTTAATTATAACGATTTGATAACAATTTATTCTTCCTGATTATATAGAAAATTATTCCATTTATAACGATTTGTTATAATTGAAGATATATTGTGAGACGATGCTTATTTATCTTGTAAAACACAATCAATCAGTCTACCTATATCTGTATATCAAAACATTGTAAAAGTGGCTTAAAAGGGCCTTAGAAGGCTTTTAAAGGGTAACCCAGGATGAGCCATTCCAATGCTGTGCATTGACATCATGCCATCCAGACTCATTACCTAATGGAGTTACATATCTTTTAATATCAGTATCAGTAACCCAAGTAGAACCATTCCAAGATTTTATTGGAGTAGTCATTCCTCTTCCCGCTTCCCAAATTTCAGAAATAGCAGTTGCATCAATTGTTGAATAATCTGCAATATAAAAGTTTGAAATATTAAAATTATTATATGTTGGACTTGAACCCACTGAAAAATTGCTACCAAATCCACACCCTATAATACTCGCAGTTGTACCTGAAATTGTTGTGCTAAATTTAAGTGAACCATTTACATAATATTCAAGTGTTGAACCATTTTTTCTAACTGCAAAGTAATACCATTTATTCATTGCAAGATAAGCAGGTTGACTTGGATGTGAATTATATGGATCATTAATAATATAATTTTGTTGACCACCACTGTTGTCTCCCCATTGAAAAATCATTGCTCTTTGTTCTGGCAAACCTGCAGCATTGTTTGCTAATAAAAAGTTAACTCCACCACCAGGAATAGGTGTAACTGAAACAACATTTCCTGTACTACCATTTGTATATGTAGAATCATTTTGTTTCCACCAAAAACCAAGAGAATAATTGTTTGATTGTAATCCAGTTAATATATTTGATGAAGCATTTAATCTATATCGTCTTGCTGTATTAAGTGTAAAAAGTTGATTACCTTCTCCACCAGGTGGACCATCAGAACGATATCCTGGACCATTTGTTGTTAATGTCCAATTTGATAATGAAGTTGTTGGTTCACTACCTGTTTCAGGCCAAGGAAATGTATTATTTTTCATTTCAATACCCTTTTTTAAAGAGTAAGAGTTAATTTTGTTGTGTAATCTACTACTCATGGAGTTTGAATCCAGACCCAACCTACACTTGGAGATGTTGGTGCAGTTGATTGTACATAAACATATGTATCACCCTTAGCACCTGTTGCACCAGTAGCACCAGTATTTCCTTGAACTCCCTGCGGACCTTCTGGACCAACTTCTCCTTGGATACCTTGGATACCCTGAATACCTTGTTCCCCTTGAATTCCTTGAAGACCCTGATCGCCAGTATCTCCCTTGTCTCCCTTTAGTCCTTGTTCTCCCTGGATACCCTGTTCTCCTTGAATACCCTGTATTCCTTGGTCTCCAGTATCTCCTTTAGGACCTTCAATTCCTTGAATTCCTTGCTCTCCTTGAACACCTTGGATTCCTTGTTCACCTTGTGGACCAACAAATGAATAAACACTCCAATATTCTGGAGAAGAAGGTGGAATCAATGCATCATTGTTTGCAATACATATGTAATAAATACCAAGATAGTTTACGATTTCTCCAATTACATAACCGTTTGGAGATACTCTTGTTACATCCCAAGAAAAACCTGTCAAACCTGTTTCTCCTTGAATACCTTGAATACCAACAGCACCATTAAGATTTACTGTCCATGATGCAAATGTTCCTGTACCTGTTTTATTATCTTTTACAAATGTTAATTCACCTGTTGCATTGTTGTAATTAGAAACTGTTCCATGTTGCAAATGAGTAATGTCATGTGCAACAAGAATTGTTTGACCAATTGAATAATCAACATGAATATCATCAAGTGTAATTGTTTGTGAACCAGATGTACCTAATGTAAATGAAGTTGTTGATGTTGTGTGATAACGGTCTCCATCAGTACCATTAGTACCATTATTACCTGTAGCACCTGTATTTCCAGTGTCCCCTTGAGGTCCTTGAATACCTTGTTCGCCTTGAACACCTTGAACTCCTTGAGGACCTTGGTCACCTGTGTCACCCTTAGTTCCTTGAATACCTTGGTCACCTTGAAGTCCCTGAATACCTTGTGGTCCATGGTCTCCTGTATCACCTTTATCACCTTTTGCACCTGTTGCACCAACAGATCCTTGAGGACCAGTATTACCAGTATCACCTTTAAAACCTTGTATACCTTGAATTCCTTGTGCACCTGTAGGGCCTTGGGCACCAGTGTTACCAGTGTCACCTTTATCACCTTTTGCACCTGTGGCTCCAGTTGCACCTGTTGAACCTTGTGCTCCTGTTGCCCCCGTAGGACCTGTTGCTCCTGTTGGACCTTGAGGACCTTGTGGTCCAGTTGCAATTTCTAAATCTGCAGCGTAAATTCTAATTTCGCTTGGTGTAAGAATTTCTAGTGTCATCGTGTTACATCCTCTTCAACATAAATTGTTCCTGTCAAGATTGTTGATATCTTTCCAGTTGGTCCATTAACTCCTTCTATATCAAAGAAGTTCATTACATCTAAATTTGTTGTGTCTAGACCAATTGTAAGAATATTTGCATTCTTTACAATGCTCATTGAGTCTAAAACTGTGTCATTTGTAGGAAATTGTCTTACTTGCCCTGTAAAAGTCCAATCATCTAAATCAAGTGCTGCATTGTTTGAGTCTACTAAAACTAATGTCAGTGCTGTGCTGTCATGACGATATACACGCCAATCCATGCTGTCTGGTTGAGAATTCAGGGTTTGCATATTTCCTCCAAGTGAATCTACCTTAATTGTACAATTGATGTATGTTGACTTTAAACCCTGAAATTATTGCTGCCATCGCATCAGCAACCTGCCTGATCCTTGGAGCCTTTTTTGGGTTCTCTAAATGGATGATAACTAAGTTCTTATCTGAACTAAAGCCAAATTCAGGAACTAGCATTAAAGACCAAGTTACAAGACTAGAGAGTCGTGTAGATGATATCTATGCAATTCTAGCAAAGGAAAATAAAAATGGCTAAAAATGTTTATTATGAAGGTAAGTTAATTCCCGTCAAGGATTGGGATTACGATTTAAAAAGACCAAAAGTTAAGGTAAAGAAAGCAGAAGTAGTTGCTGAACCTGAAACCCAGGTTGAGGTAGAAACAGAAGCACCTCAAGAATAATTAAATAACAAAACCCTCCCGTTAGTTATCAGACATCGTGGGAGGGTTTTGCTTTTCCTGGAGGCAGTCCAGAAATCTATGGTAGGTTAAGTGGCATTGTTTGTAATGGCGTAAATACACCAGTGTTTCTATTTATTGTTCCAATTTTTGTCCAATTTAATGAAGAATTAACAGGACTCATAGTGCCATCTGATAAACCATTACCAACATATTGAGTTGCCCAAATATTTAGTACAGTAGGTGCAGCAGATGGAAGACTTCCACTTTGATTTAATGCAAATGTTTTAATGTCAAAATATGTATTTTGTAAATCAACAACAAGTCCCCAGTTTGCATTTCCTGCAACTACATTTGATGGAACTAATCCATCAGTTGAACCATTTTGAAGTTTTGTATACCCACTACCAGCATAACCAGATATTTCTGGTGTTCCTGCATTGTTTCCTTGATAGTTTAACCAAACATGGTTACCCCAGTTTTCACCATTGTTTTGATATGGAATTGACCATTTAATAAGGTTTGTTGCTGCTCTATTTGTATTTGTAGCAGATGTTAATGCTCTAAGATTTTTCATAAATGACCAAACACGACCTATAGGTGCATTATATTGATCAACACCAAGTTTAATATATCTAACTCCCCATGTTCCAAATTGATCAGTAGGAGATGGAGGAACTGTGACTGTAAATGTTTGTGGTGTTGAACTTGAACCATAGGAATTTGTTGCAGTCATTGTTACAGTTTTGCTTCCTGATGTTGAATATCTGTGTGCAACAACTTGACCAGTTCCATTTGTACCGTCACCAAAATTCCATGAATATGATGTTGCATTTGTAGCAGTTCCA